TCAGTCACGCCAGTACCATCATGTATCCATGCGCGGATCGTATAGAGATCGGCTGCGATCAGCATCTGATCGCCCTCCGATATGCCTTGTACGTCGCTTGTCCGTACAGTAGCACGAGGTTGCTCCTGATGAACTTGAGCGAATCCGCCAGCGTCGATAGGGACAGTTTCGTTGTCGAAGATCAGTTTGATGACTGTGTCACCCGCCGCATTTTTGCGCTGGTAAGTCGCTGAAACAGCGAACTCGTCCAAATTCATAATTGTCGCAAGATCACTCGTCAGCGGCAGGGGCATCAGCAGGCTCTTTCTCTTGCTTGACGTACTCTACAGCGTATCCGCGTGCGATCAGCTTTTTTGCCACGGCGTCTGGTGCGTCAGTGACGTAGCCAGACTTATGACCTGTCCCGCCCCATGCTGCTGCCTTTTTAAGCTCGATCTTCATTTCTTTGCCTTCCGAGTGGATTTCGGCAACACTGCACGATCCACCGCTTCAACCTCTGGCTTCGGAGCTGGCGCGACTTCGACGCGGCCCATCGCAAGAAGCTGGTTGGCTTCTGCGTCCGCAATTTCAATCACGTCTCCAGCGGAGCGACGTGCGCCAGCCGCGAAGCAAGATTTGAGAATTAGACAGTTCATAAATTGACCCTCGTTAGAGGGGCGGGCCGTTAAGCCCGCCCAAGTTAGCATTATACGCCGTCGTTGTTGACTGCGAAGGATACTGCGTGACGTACAGCAACGTCCACTGTCTGAAGCGCAACGAGGCGAACAGAACCAGATGTGGAGTTGGTGTATGGGTCAACAGTCAGGTCCAAGCCGCCGTACATGCCGATCAGCAAGTCGGAGAAGTTGCCGAAGAACAAGTCGCCTGCTGTGACTTGGTTAGACACGATGGCGCGGTAGCCGTTCATGCCGTCGCCAGTAGCAACAAACTGACCAGAGCCAGCATCTTTCTGAGTTGTCTTCAGAGCGCCGTACATGGAAGCTGGCAAGATGTATGCCAAGTTGCCCATGAGAGCGTTGTCTTCAGCAACAGCAGTTTCCATCGCAACTACTTCAGCCCAAGTTGGGTTTACACCAGCGAAAGCTGTTGGAGCGTTGATGCCAGCAGTGTTCTTGATGCCTGTAGGAGCGCCGCCTGTGCCGTCACCCTGAAGCGCACCGTTGTCGATTGCCAATGCGAGCGCAGTGGTCAGATCGTTACGAACAAGAGCTTCAATGTCCAAAGACGACTGCATCATCATCAAACGTGAAACGTCTGTGTATGCGCCGAGTGTCTTTGGCGAGAGGGCAACCTGACCGAATGTTGGCTCGCTGTTAGCAGCGTTGCCGCCTTCAGTGCTGATCCAAGCAGCAGCAGATGCTGTGGACTTGCGCGGGATTTTAACATCGCCAGACAGACCAGAAAGCATTGTTGCACCAGCTTGCATCACGGAAGATGCGTTGCGAAGTACGTCAATGAAATCACCGCCACGATAGTCTTCTGCGACCATTGCGGAGTCATCGGATGTGTTCAGGGTGCGCTGGTTCCAGCTCCGCAGAACGTCGGCGGGAACGAACAGACCCTGTGGGTCAACACCAGCGCGCTGGGCTGCGGCTGCGGCTGCTTCGAATTCGAATGCTGCTGCTTCCTGTGCCTTGCGGTCAGTTGGGTTAGCCATTGCGCGGACTGCATTCATCAGAGAGAAGCGACGAACTTCTTTCTTGGTCAGGCCGATTTCTGTTTCGTCCATTGGCTTGTTGCCGATCTGGTCGAGAACAGCACCACGGAACTCAGCCAAGCTGCGGCCTTCGCCGACAAACTTGTCTGCAAGACCACGAGCTTGGTGCTTGGCGGCAAGACGATACATTTCTGCGGTTTCTTTCGATGCGCGGGCGGCAGCTTCTGCACGAACCGCTTCAACATCAACTTTGACATCTTCAGTCATAGTTATTTCCTCTTTGAGAGATTGGGGTTTTGGTTGGGCGGGGGTCGTTCCAGCAGATCGTCCTACCCCGACTGTCCTGTCGGCGGGTATGCTCACGACTGATACTTCCATAGGAAGCCAAGATTTAACACGGTAGCTATCCGTGCCCTCTTTAGCCATTTTGTTGACTTGATAGCCAACAGAGATGTTGGAGCGAATACCGTCCACAACATCATCGAAAACCTCTTTGGCAAGCCCGTTTCTTCCGAACCGAACCGTCGCACGCAACCTGCGTGTCGAGCCATCAAGGCTAACATTCTCAACCACACCAATTTGCTGGCGTGGATCGTGATCCAACAAGAGCGGCATACGCCCAGACCGTGCAAAGTCTAGTTCGATGCTCTTTTCGTCGTGATCCAAGATTTCCATTCCGAAGCTGCGCTCAACTGGCTCTTCGCTAGATACAGCGATGCGCACAGTGCGAGTCTCTTCGTCTACGATCTTCGCATCGAATGACATGCCGCGTTTCTTCATCTCAGAACGGTCAAAACGATGCTCTTCGGCCTCGATCTCCGCAACCTCTGCGTCAGTTACAGCCTCCTCGATGGCGGCCTCAACCTCAACAGCGTCTGCACGCTCTTCTGTGTTTTCCATGTCTGTCACCTCAATACTTTGCGACAGTGTAACAGATTCAGGTGCGTCTTGCATATCTTCTACGTTTTCTTCACTCTGATGATCCATCTGAGACCTCCGTTGGTACTGGTTGCTTCTCACCGAAAGGCTCATATGCCATTTTCAAGCCATATGCCGCTGCGGTCTCTTTGTCGCGCTGGATCGACGCAAATGTCTCCTCAGCGTCACGACCGTATGTCGCTGCGATGTCAGAATGGCTCATAATGCCGTTCTGCAATCCAACGACAGCAGCGTTGATTTCCCGCATAGGGTCAACCCACTGGAAGCCACGCCCGCGCCAACCGATGTCACGGGTAAACTTCTCGAACTTTCCAGTGCCAGAGATCGGGATGTAGTTGAAATCCATCACATGTCCCAACCAGATGCGGAAGAACGGATCGAGGAAGTGTTCAATCATGAAGCGGTGCATCGTGCGGTAAAAGTCACGCTCTTCAAGTGCGCCTTGACGGATCGAAGAATAGCTTGTGCCTTCAAGGTCGTTTGCCAGTGCAGTGTAACTTACGCCAAGGCCGCCAGCGATACCCCGCAGGATGGCCTTCTCAAAGTCAGCAAACGCCGAGGTCGGGTGCGTCGGATCGAACGCCTTGAAGTCAACACCCGCTGGAAGCTGGTGGAATGTCCCAGCCTCTGCATCATAAATGGGCGTGTGGGTGTCCTCGTAGCCGTCGGCAGTGAAACCATCGCCAGCGGGTGACGTAAAGAAACCCATCTTGGCTGCGCCAGTGCGGGCAGCAACAAGTTCTGCCTCACGATAACCGTGCAACATCTTCATGCTAGACATGGCCGCAGCGGACCACGGCACACCACGAGTTTGGCCTGCACGCTCCATGCGGTAGATGTGGATCATCTCTTCAGCGAGAACGCGCTTGTATTTCTTCGCGTTCAACGGCGTCATGTAGTCATAATCGCCTTTGTGATAGTCGAGAACCCAGTAAGCCACTGGGCGCTTTGTGTCACGGTCAAGTTCAACGCCCATGCGGATTTGGTTGCCGTCAGCCGTCAATTCATTCTTCTCGTCGTCGATGCGGTCAGGCTCGATGATGTTGAGCGAAATGCCGTGGCGGAGATAGGCACCCTTAACCACTCGCAGAAAAACCTCACCATCGCGGGCAACGCCAGTGATGATATGCTCTTCCAAGTCGGTCATAGACATCCGACCGTCAATCGTCGGGCCGCCCAAGCGGCAGAACTCCTTCCAAGCGCCTTCGATGATGTTGTTTCCAGCACGATCAAGCGTACCCTCAACGTTGCGGCCCTTTACCTGAAGGTTGAAGCCAGCTTCGCCCACCACATTGACCCGCAGAAGCTGAAGATAACGGCGGAAATACTCATTGTTTCGCTCAAGATCGCGGCTGCGATTGCGAATGTCAGGCAATGCCCAGCGGATTTCGCTGTCGGCGCTACGGGCTGAACCCTTGAAGTCAGCAAATAGCCGCCCTTTGCTGGCGGCTGCATAGTTTCTTTTTGCCGTTGCTTTGGGCGTGCGGCTAAAGATGTCGAAGATGCCCATTAACTGAACCTCACTTTGATAGTTGACCCAGTTGCCTTGCCACGCTTCGCACGCTCTTTTGCGTTGTGCGACACCAATTCAGCCCTGTATTTGTCTCTCGCCGTCGTCAGCTCATCGAATGTCATCTTTGAGATCGACCGACCAGCGATGCTGTAGTTTGACACATCACTATCGGCTTTGCCCTCAAGAATTGTCTCAATCTTGGCGATCATTCGCTCCGCGTGGATACGGGGGTCAGCTTGGTTGTCGTCAAGATCAACCAGCGCCGTAAAGTCGCCAGTATCGACGACGAGTCGGTTGCCAGACGACGTTTCCGTGATCTCAAGCTGCCAATGATAAACGCCAGCGAGGAAAGAAGCAGACTCATCGCTAGGAACGGTAAACAGATAATAGCCTTCTGCCTCGGTGGAGCTTAACTTTATTTCGTTGCTGCCGCCGCCTGTGACCCGAGCCACATACTCAGCCGAGTGCAACGCAGGTGGATAGTCAGCAACAATGTCACTTCGTTTCCACTGGATGAAATCACCCACAACAACCTGATCTGGCTCACCCTCTGGAGCGTTAGTCGGATCAAAGAGATTTGCCATTATTATTTATACCCATGCACAAAGCTGTTTCGTCGCGGCATCGCAGGGCGTCTTGCAGGCGCACCTTCTTTGGGCGATTGTAACCTATTTTGGGCCTGTTGCGCAACAGCTTGTATGTTTACGTTAAGAATGCCCAATGCCGCCGTTGCATAGACCCTGCAATCGAGTGCCTCGTTGCGCTGGCGCATCTTAACCCACTCGGCTCTCGGCCTTCCCTTGAAGTATTTGGTCATCTTCTTTTCGGCTGTCAGCATCCTGAAGAACTCCTCACCTCTGCCCTCTGGGAAGTGGCAGTAACCATCGCCTTCGGTCTGTATTTTGAGGCGGGCATAGACAAGCTCTTTCGTGGTATCGACGCCCACTGGGAACAGGTTGATCTTGCCGATGTTGTTCTTGGTCGGCCTGCCCACGATTGGCTTGCCATCTCCGCCGATCCCCTTGATCGCGAATACGCGCCTGCCTGCCCGAAGTCGGCAGTAATTGTAAACTTGCTGGGTGTAGTGGCCGCCGCTGTCCACGCAGGAGGCGCGGATCGTCATTTCGCCGTAAAGCGGATGCGTGTGTATCTTCTGCAATACGACATCGAGACGATTCCAAAGTTCTGCTGTCGAAGGGTCGCCGTAAAGCACGCCATACTCGATTGACCAGCTCTCTTCGTTGGCGCCCCAGCCGACAATCTCATACTCAAGTCGATCATCTTGGGTGTCGATGCCGCAAGTCAGTAGCGCAACGCCGTCGGGTAATTCATCGCCCCAGTCCTCACGACGCTCCATCAAGTCATGCTCGTCGATCCTGTCGCCCTGCTCCTCCCAAGTCTCGCCCAGAAACGTGTTAACCCACGTCTTTAGGCGCATCGGGTCTTTTCTTGACGCTAGAAAGTCGCGGACACTGTCTTCCAGCGGCGTCCAAGGTGAATACAGGCCAGATAGGTGGAACCCAGCAGTCTTGCCGTCGCCTTTGGCGGTAGATCGCCATTCGCCAGCCCTGATGGCGCGAAAGCGCTTAACATCTGGCCAAAGTGTCCCGCAGTTCTCGCAAGTGTATTCAGCGGATGCAGGATCGTTGTCCGACCACCGAACCTGCGACCATTTCAGATGCTGATGCTCCCCGCAGTCGGGGCATGGCACGAAATACTTGCGCTTATCGCTTTCCTCGTAAGCTTGCTCGATGCGCGATGCACCCTTTTCCGTTGGCGTGCTTACCAAGATGATTTTGCGGTTCCAGAATGTTGCGCTACGCCTCTTGGCTAGGCCGACAGGGTCACCCTCAGAGCCTGCCGAAATGGGATACCTGTCAACCTCATCGCACAAAATTATCCGACATGGTCGAGATGCGAGCGA